ATGGCCATCGATGTTCCCGGTTTTCTCGACCGACTCAAATCCTGGCTGGAATGGCATTCCAAGACATGCGTACGGTGCAGACGTCCGTACCCAGAAGGTCAACCCGAGGCAGCGCAATGGGCCTCGTCGGTGGTTCCGTGGAAAAACAAGTTGTATCCAGTGGCGTGGGTGTGCCCAGACTGCACCACGCCGGAAGAGTTCGCCGAGCGTCAGATACGCGACGCAACTACCAAGTACCGAAATGAGGGGAACGGCTGGATTCCGAGTCCGAAGCTGACCGACGACGACCTCTGAGTCCGGTGATTTTCCAAACGTCTTGCAATTCCCAGGTGCCCGGTGGATCGGGATAGATACGCTCTCGCTATGCCGAACGAGAACAATCGCCTATCCCTTGACTTCATACGTGGTGTGGTGTTTGCGGCCATCCATTTTGTCGACATACCCGACACGGCAGGCGGTACATCAACAACCGACGTGTCGTACAACCCGGATGATTCGCCAATTGTCACAGTGAAAAGCACGTTTGTCATCCCACCGGATGCCCAACGGGAAATCGCTGATGTGCTCAGAGCGCACAAGGCTGAGTTCCACTTTGAAATCCGTGAGTACGGCAAGCCTTGGTACTAGCCGGTTCTGGAAAAGTAGTCCAGGTAGCTGTCGAACGGCGGTTCTGTGAGCCACGGCGGCAACAGAGGTGCGATGACGAACATCGCCTGTGAGATACCGAGTAGCGCCCACTCGTTGTCGAGTATTTCCAGCTCGCCCGTGGCCGTCTTCCAGTTGATCTGGTACGAGTAGTTTCCGTCTGTTTCCCCGGTGTAGGCGTTGGGGTTTCGGACCAGACGTACGACGGCGTTCGCCTCGATCATCTTGACAATCTCGACGTCGATTGTCTCCGCGACGATCTGCGCGTCTAGGTCAGGGATGCGTGCTTTGATCAGCCGTTCAGCATCCGCGAGGCGGGTGGATACCATCGTTGATTCCGAGGCGTCCAACGAACGGCCAAGACGCCCCGACACGTCCGAGGGTTCGGCGTAGGTCATCGTGTCAGCATCCTTCGGAACCATTCGGCAGCCGACAATCCAGCGGCATTCATGATCGGCGTCAGCCGGTCGGCGCGGTCTAGCGACTGGCTCAGAGCTGCCATATAATCGTGTAAACCGTTGGGGTATAACCAGTTGTCGAACGAGCTTAGTTCGTCTGGCAGCGTGGCAGCAGAGGGCCTATTGGCCTGGTGTCTGCGGGTCTTAGCGAGTTTCATAGTCGTCCTCTTCTGGTTCTGCGAAGTTGAGCCGGGACAGCTGACGGGCAAGGGCTTCCCGCGCGTTCTCCGCTTGGGCTACAAGGGGGTGAATGACCACCTGGCCCGTAGATCCTTTGACGGTCATCGGTTGTCCTGCCATCCCTTTGTCCAACTTGTCGATTAGGTCTGCTGTAGCGCATGCGTCGTAAAGGATTCGGCGCTTGTGGGGCGCTGCCGAGAGGTCATAGATCTGTGTTATCTCTGTCCAGAGCTTTTTGCCCTGGTAGTCCAGCCCCTTAGGCATTCGGACTTTCGGGGTTGTCATTTAGATGTACTTTCCACCGCTAGTTTTCGGGGCTCAACCGCCCCTGAGCAGCGGATTTGTTGAAAAATTAGGTAATTGAACTTTCGCACGATGTCGATGCCGCATAACGTGCCGATCGGGGTGACCGGGGGAAGGGGTGCACCCCCAGGGTTTGCCAGATCCGTTGTGTCACTGCGCTGTTCGATGTACACTGAGTGACATGTCCACCACCGCAGTCAGATTCACACTCGCTACGTTGTCCACCCTCACGGTGGCCCTAGGTGTGTACGTGGTACCCACCACGCACCCACACGCAGACGCACAGCCGCTATCCGCATGTGAGTACGAGGATGGGAACACAGACGGGATGCCATGCAACTGGACCGATCCCGATACCGGAACGGTCTACCGCGTGAGTTCTGAGAACTACCGCTAAACGTTAGTTCCGAATCTCAACAGTGGCAGCTGTGTAGTTACTGAAGTTCTGCCCACCTGTCTGTGAGACAGACCCATCCGAAGTAGTCGAGTCCTTTGTGTTGAGGACTTGCCCCGGCTGAAACCCAGTGCCGGACGCGGCACGGCGGGTGTAACCCGTTGGGGCCGCGTCCCATACCGTGCTATTCAGGGTGCTGTGGGCGTGGAAGTACAACAGCACCGACGATCCGTCTGTGTGGTCCAGCGTGATCGCTGGGGCCGTTGACGGACCACTCGAGGTACCGCGCTGAGAGGCATGCCCGCCGATCGGTGTAGTGGCGTTCTGCCCACGCAAAACGACTGCGATCATACGGCTTGTGTTCGTCCACGTACCCGAGGTTGTGTTAGTGGCTGTGGCTTTGAACCACGCGGTCGCAATACCCGACCCATCGGTGTTGTCTATGTAGGTCCAGTTCGGAACCGTCCCACTCGCTGACGGTTTGGTGGGAGCTTGGGTGGCGTAGTCGTTGACTGGGCACAACACAATTAGATCGCCAACCTGGTGTGTCGGTATCGGCACGGACGTGGTTCCACTGGCGTTCGCACCAACGAACTGCACAGGTGATGCACCCGACCAGATCTCGGTAGTTCCTAGGTAGATCTTCTGAACAGGTGTCGAACCCAGATAGACGCCTTGCAGACCAAGGCTTCCCGAGTACACGGCCATTACGAAACGCCCTTCTGTTGGTTTGGGGGGAGCATCACGGCAGTGTGCATATCTGTCGCCACTGCTCTCGGGTAATACCCCGTTCACGTTCTGCGAACTGAGATACCCTACGTTCCAACTGGTCTAGCTCAGTCAGCTTGTCGCTCAGCTCGACTGCGGTAACCCAGAGTTCCGATACGTACTTGTGTTCGCCCCTAAAGGCTGCGCAGATCCTCTGTACCCGGATAGTCCGGTAGTCAACGTTCCGGCATAGTGCCGAGCAGTATTGACGCTCGGTGTCCGTGCCATCAGGCTTAGGGGTTCTGGCTCTGCGCCTACATCCCTCACGGCTGCATACGTTTATGATTCCACCTCTCTAAAAGACGGGAGGGGGCCGTTAAATACCCGGCCCCCAACCGATTAGTCCTTAGAATGTGATTCCTCGGCCTATGTAACCCAGTGATTGTCTGTTCAACTGGTTGTTCTTGACGGCGATCGTGTCGTCCACGTTGGACGTGTTGAAGATCTGCGTTAGGCCCTGGCCTGCAAACTGGGTGCCCAACTTGAGCGTCTGTTCTCCTAGCTGGGAGATGAAGCCCTTACCGCCAATACCCAAGTCGGACATGAATTGATCGGCGTTGGCCCCGGCGAACGCGAACCCGGCGTCGAGGCCGCGTTGTGCGTAGCCGCTCCAGTCAAACGCATCCTTGACGGTCTGACCGATACTTTGAGCGGTCTTCTCAATCTGGCCTTGCTTCGACTTCAGCCCGTTGATAAGGCCATCCCCGATGAATCCACCGATGGCAGCCATAACTGTTGACGGAGAATGGATTCCGAGGAAATCTGTGACGGCGTCCTTAACTCGTTGTGCCATCTCCCGAGCCTTGGCAACGGCAGAGTCGATCATCCCGGAGATGCCGTTGATCAGACCTTGAACGACGTTCCGGCCAGCATCCACAAGCCAGTTGATTGCATCAGAGAAGAACGATTGGATCTTTCCGGGCCACGAACCGACTTCGGCCATGATCTGCGATCCGCCGCTGACGATTGCCGATACGACGTTGGTGATTGCGGACGAGACCGCTGACACAATCCCGTTCCACGCACTCGACGCAGCCGATTGGATCGAAGACCACATGTTCGAGAAGAACGAGACGGCGTTCTGGAAGAACGTCACAACCGCGTTCCACGAGTCCTTTAGGCCCTGCCAGACACTTGACCACGGGACAGCGTTGAACATCGACGTGATCGTGTTAACGAGCCACGCAGGGTCGAACGCGTTAAGGAACGACGTCTTGAATCCGTCCCACGCCTTTTGTCCCGTGCTGCCGTTCTGCTGAACGTTGGGGTCACCCTTGCGATCTCCGGTCATAGACGACAGAGCACCGGTCGCCTTTATAAGAGGTGCGGCCAGAGCCGAAAGCTGTTCGAGCCGAGTGAACGTCTTGTCCAGGATCGGCCATAGGCCGTCTATCGCTGTCTTCAAATCGTTGAAGAACCGGACGACCTTAGCGGCGTTCTCTGGGTTGGAGATCCAATCAAACCCCTTGAGGAACAAATCACCCACGGCAGACCCGAAGGACTTCAAAGAGTCGCCTAGACCCTTCATCGCTCGGTCGAACTGCGAGAGTCCCGACCCGTCTACCTTGGTGATCTTGTCTACCCATGTGAGTACACGGCTAGCCCAGTTGTTGAACGACTGAGCCATTCCGGGGAGCTTCTTGGAGAACTCGGTGCTTAGCGTGAGCATCGCAGCGGTGAAGTCCCGAATGCCGGGACTGGCTTGGCCCAGAGCGTCACCGATGTTCTTGAACATCGTTTTGATCTGGTCTAGGCCTTTGGCCGACGTGAGCGCGCTGACAAAGCCGTCTGTCATACCGACTAGACCCTGGGCGATAGCGCCGAATCCCTCTTGAAGCGCGGGAATTATCGACAACAGCTTTGTGAATACTGGGGTTAATCCGGTCTCGAAGACCTTGGAGACAGAGTCTTGTATCTTCGCCAGCTGTTCGCCGGGCTTGAGCTTGCCCTTTTTGTCGAAGACAGCCCATCCCGAGTTGACGAGTGACTGTTTGATGCCTTCCATACCCATCAGCACCGCACCGAGCGGAGCGACAATCGCGCTCAGGATGCCCGGAAGTGCCACCAGCGCACCGGACATGAGTCCGATCGCGGGAACAGCCAGTGACGCAGCCGCCGCGATAGCGACTATCGAGACACCGAACGGACGCGCGGTGGCGATCGACCGACCCATCGACTGGGTCATCTCCGATATGGAAGCGCCGAGTGTGCTGAAAATTCCGCCCCGGCCACCCGACTTTTGAAGTGCCAGCATCTCAGCACGTGCACGAGCGGTGTCCGCGTGTACCTGGATATGGGCGTCCATACCCTTGGTCGCGGCGTTTACCTTCTGCCGGAAACCATCTAGGTCGGGAACAACGTTTACTTTGGCCTCAAGGCCCTTGGTTATCGCCTCAAGCTGTCGCTTGAGAGCACGACGGAATCCGTCTGTGTCGGGGAGAACGCGTACGCTGATGCGCCCCACTTCTCTGGCAGCTGCCATGTTTCACCTCCTTTGAGGGTGAGGGGGTTCCCTCGGGGAACTGGCGGCGGGCAACCAGTCCCCTTCGGGAAGCTCAATTAGGCAGCGTCGTAAAGACGTACGACCGAAGCCGGGTGAAGGAACCCGAACCCGACACGGGCGACACCACGGATGTACGCGGAGTCAGAAGAGAACCCGGCATCGCGGCTTAGAGCCACCTCGGTTCCCTTACGAATCACGGTCACAACACGCTGCTTGGGGATACCCCATGCAAATGTCGCGGCGTCCACATGCGGGCTCAGCAGAACCGGCAGTCCTGCAATCAGAATGCCGTCATCGACAAACGACAACAGCGCCTCGTTAGACCCAGATGTCAACTTCTTGAGCTTGGTGAGAGTGTTGGCGGTATCCGGGTGCATAACCCACGAAGTCAGCTGTGCGCCAACCGCATTTGCCTTGAACCGCGCATCGATAAACGGGTCCAGATTGGTAAGCGAGGCCCCGGTATCGACCGTTGAGTAGGCGATAGACAACAGACCGTTGTTGGCCTTGGCCGTGGTGTTAGCAAGCCATGCGATGTCAATCTTCTGGGCGATATCGTCAGAGATGCCAGCGCCGATCGCTTCCGAGATAGCCGGGTGGGTGTCGTCTGCGGCCTCGTTGGAAACGCGGGACAGGGCAGCCACCTTGTCAGGGGTGATGATTACTTCGTTGGTCGCACCATCGGTAAGGGCGATCTCTTCCAATTCGTCATACCAACCAGCGGTTGGGTTTCCGGTCCACAAGGGGAAGTGCATCTTGACTCGGTCGGTCGAGACCGGGCGGCTGGCTCGGAAAGCCACCGACTTCGCCTGAACGGTGGTATCGAGCAGATCCCCGTATGCCGGTGGAGTCCAAGTGTCGGCTATGTTCGAATGCTGTAGTGCCAT